AATGCAGCTCCTACAGCATCCAAAGCAGCTGCTAAAAATGAAGCTGTAAAGGATCCTAAAGCACCCTCTCCCAATCCTAGAGATGCAACCATACTATTTCCAAGTTCTGAAAATGCTCCAGATAATTGACCGCCTACCATATTGCCAAGCTCAGATAATGATTTTTGACTTTCATTTAAGTTATTTATAGCATTTGTTGTTGCATTAGCCTGATTTTGCATTGCTAATAAACCCTCTAAAGCAGATCCAACAGCATCACCACCTGGAGCCTCTATTCCAGCAATTCCAGTTGTCTCAACTTGTTGAGCTCCTACAGCGATATCAGCTTGAGCAAATTTACCAGTAGCATAGTCAAGATCACCAGTTTCAATACTTAATGTAATTGCAGATGCTTTTGAAACTTCTTTTAAGGCAAATCCAAGTTTTTCAGTTTCTTTTGTTGTTTTTTGTATTGGTTTTTGTAGATTTTCTAAAATGTCTTTAAACTCTTCTTTTGCCTTTGTTGCTTTTTCAGTTTCTTTTTTCTCTTGATTAATTGCTTTTGCAGCATCCTCAGCCTGTAAAGTAGCAAACTTTAAAGGATTACCTAAAGATTTTAATATATTAAAGAACGTTTTAGTTCTACTAACAGCTGGCTCTAATCTATGTAAGTACTCCACAAAACCAGCAACTAATGTTACAACAGCTGCAGCAATTAAACCTACTGGATTAGCAATCATAGCTACAGTCAAAGTTTTAAAAGCGCCAGCAACTTTTAAGATAATAGGTAGTGCGGTGCCAAATGCACCAACCAAAACACCAATTCCAGATGACATCGCTCCTAAAATCATTAAAAATGGTCCTAGCGCAGCAACTAAAGCGGTAAAAATTACAATAGCTTTTTTAACTCCAGGATCTAATGATTGAAACTTTTGGCTTAGACTTACCAGTACACTAGAAATTTCCTGGATAACTGGCGTAAATGTTTCTAATAAAACAGAACCAATTTCAGTGAATGCAACTCTAAGATCATTTAAAGATTTTTCTAATTTAAAAGATGCTGATTTTTCAAGTTCAGCAAATGCCTCCGCTGTAATTCCAGCAGTAGTATTCATTCTGTCAAAAATCTCTTCAGTAGATCCAAGGTTTTTTCCCATTAAATCTAAAACCCCAGAAAGTGCCCTGGTGTTTGCAAATACTTTCCCCTGGGCTTCTTCATTATCACCAAAGGCATTAGTTAAAGTTTTTAAAGTAGATAATAAACCTTCTTTGCCTAATTGATCTCTTAATCCTTCAGCCGATAAATTAAACTGCTTTAAAGTGTCTTTTGCTTGTTTTGTTGGTTTTAATAATGCAAAAAGTACCCCTCTTATTTGAGTTGCTGCCATTGAGGCGTCTGTCCCTGTTCTGGACATTGCTGCAAATGTAGCACCGACCTCGCTAAATTTAACTCCTAATTGTGAGGCAACTGGTAAAACAGTGCCCATTGATTGTGATAATGAGTCTGCTTCTAATTTACCCTCTCTAATTGCAGCGGTTAAAACATCGGTAGCTTGTGAAGCTGAAAGATTTTCTACTCCATAGGCATTAAGAGCGGAGGTCGCTAAATCAGCAACTGTTTTAGTATCCCCTAAGCCTATTGCAGAAGCCTTTAGAGACTGTTCTAATACAGCCATTGCATCAGCCCCACGCAAACCAGCGGAAGTAATAAAAAACAAGGCATCAGCCGCATCCTTAGCGCTTACTCCAGTATTTTTTGCCATCTCAATGGCTACTTTTCCCATTTGATCAACCTCATCCGAGGCGATACCAACTAAAGTTTTAATCTTAGTCATTGACTTATCAAAGTCAAGTCCCATTTTAATTGCAGCTCCTCCAGCTAATGCTAGAGGCAAAGTCAATTTAGTTGATAAATCTCTGCCTAGTGCGGAAACCTTAGATCCGAATGATTGTAGTTTGCCAGATGCAGTGTTAAGCGCCTTAGTCAGCTTAGTTGCATCCCCTGTAATTTGAAATCTTAATTTTTGATCTTGCATAGTACAAAAATACTAAAAAAAAAGGCGTTAGAATTTAACGCCAGCTGCTATAGCTTTCTCTTTAAATGACTCATAATCCTGTTTTGTGCCTTTAGGTTTTTGAATCTTGTTAAATTTATCCTGGGGCAATGGAAATAATTTCTCTGGTTTAATCATATGTTGGCGCTTTTGACAATTTACATTGTGTAACATAGTCGCCAAATATCTAATCCGCTCCCATTCCAGATTCTGTTTTATCATATAGGATTCGCCTAGTAGTTGATTTTCTCTCCAGGTGTAAATCCAGAACTTATCTGGATCTATGCCGACTTGCCCAATATAATAATCCTCTAAGTCATCCCAGGTCAGGGAGTCGGCTACTGCTTTCCCTTAGTATTGGAAACAGTTTTAGCCTGGCGATCAATTCCCATATTAAGGTCATTCCCTAAAATACGAGATTCCATCATTGCGCCTATCATTTTTTCCAGCCCTTCCTGGTTTATATCCTCAAGCCAGGAACCTACTTTAAATTCATTATAGTCTATCTCATTACCCTCCTCCTGGTCAAATGCTAAAATAGCACTGTAAACCAAAGCTCGAATAGCTGAAATAGAAACGCCACCAGAAAATAGCTCTCCTATTTTATCCAGCGGCACATCCATAATATCTGTGAAGTTAGCCCAGAAATTCATACTAAAGTGAAGCGTTCGTTGACGCCCACCCAGTTTAGTGGTATAATACCCTCTCCTTTTGTTTGCCATAATGTAGTTGCTTTATATTAAGCGTTGATAGACTTAGTGATCGCTCCTGTCAATGTGATAGATCCGCTGTAGCTTACTGGTGACTCCATTTCAGCGCTCATTTCTACAGAGCTAAGGAATCCCTCAGCGGTGTAAACAGCGTCGCCAGTTACCTCTGTTCCAAAAACGCAAGTAAGTTGAGTCCTACCTAGTAAGTAGTCAGCTAATTCTATACCATTGGCAGTGTCATCATAAGCCACTAATCCGTCAAATGAAAGTTCTCCAGACATTACTCCAGCAATAACCTCCTGGAATCCGCTACTATCTTTAGTAGTCGCCTCTGGTAAGTCATTACTTAGGGATAATGAGCAGCTAGTTGTGTGTCCTAGTGCTGTGTCCTCAATCTTCAATATTAGGTTAGTTCCGTTGAATACTCCTGTAGTCGCCATTAGTTATAAATTTTATACAAATATAGTTATTTTATTATTTATGATTTGATCTCTTCAGCAACGCCATCAACTTCGCCAGCTTCATTTTCCATACTTTCTTTTAATGCTTTTATAAAGGCAGCTTTTCCAAATTCTAGTTGTTGTAAGTTAAATTGAGATCCGTTAATTTTTCTCTCTAGGTCAGCAATATGATTTATTATGGTTTGCTGCTCCTGGTTTAAATCTTCGAAATTGTGTTCTACTCCGTCAATTGTAATGGTGTTTTTTTCTTGTTTTGCCATTTTAGTTAAATTTAAAGGTTAATAATTATGCGCCTATTGTTTTGGTAACCACACTAGGGTTTACCAGTTCAGCTATCTGCGCATCGATAGCATCTTTTTTAGCTTGTACTTCTTCTTCACCCATTGCTGTTTCTACCCATCCATTAATATCTTCTTCTGTAATATCAGCAAATGCTGTAAAATTAGAAAGGTCTGAGGTTTCTAAAGATTGAGTTCCGTAACAACTGCCTACGTTTCCATCTTCATCTTCTCCTATAAGTCTCCAGTGTACGTTGAAGATTACATCTGTGTTACCCTCTAGTGTAGGATAAGTGTCAACTGTTTTGTTATTCCAAGTATAAGTCATTATTCTGTTATTAGTTGATTAATTTCTGTTATCTGCGCCTCTGTAAGTAAAGCAACAAAATCTTCTTTGCCCATCATTGTTTCAAGGTGTTTAGTATTTCGCTCTATTGTTTCCGTTTGTTCTTCTGTAGGGGATTCAATAGCCTGTAATTCGTTAATCAAATTAATTGAATCATAAAGTGCCGATACGTTTTGTTCTGTAAATTCCATTTTTATTTATTTTTTAATGTTTCTATTTCTGTTTCTAATAATTCTATTTTCTTTAATGCAGACTGTAAAGCGGAAACCATACTTGGTAGCATAGCTCCATAAGCTGCTTGTAGTTTTTCAGGGTTATTTTCTAAAACTAAGTTAGGTATTTTATGACCTGATTTTTCTTGTGCTTCAATTAAATCTTGTGCAATAAATCCGTTATCATCAATATCAACCCTTCCGCCATCTCTTTGATTCCAAACAAAAGATACTGGTTTTAATTCTTTAATAAATTCTTCAGCACCCTGTAATTCTTTAATATCTTTTTTATCTCTTATATCTGACAAAGCAGTTATTGTTTGGGTGTTACATATTAAAGTAGTAACAGCACTATTACCAAGTATAAATTCATTACTTACAGTAGCAGAGGATAATTGGGCACCATAACCTATTCCAGTGTTATTACTTCCTGTAGTGTTATTACCTAAAGCAGCGTATCCGATAGCAGTATTACTTTCTCCTGTAGTGTTAGCAAATAAAGCATTTCTTCCAGTAGCTGTGTTAAAAACACCTGTAGTGTTACTATTTAATCCACCATATCCAGTGGCTGTGTTATAGCTTCCTGTAGTGTTATTTTCTAAAGCCGTATAACCAGTAGCTGTATTGTAATTTCCCCCAGTGTTTTGATATAAAGCAGCGTAGCCGCTAGCAGTATTACGTGTTCCTGTAGTGTTAAAATATAA